ACCCTGCTTTCTTGCTGTCTACGCTTGTCAGATGCCGTTACCGGCATCATCCCAAGACTCGCTATTATCTGGTTGGCTAAACCTTGGATAAACCGGAATTCCACCGGCTTGACTACACACCCTTAGCTGGGCGCACAGCTGGAAGTTATTACTTTCAATTATGAGCCTGTTTCCACGAAGCATAATCTGGTCAGCGCTTGCATTGATCATCGAAATAACTTGATCGTTCTCATCTCTGCCTAACTTTAATTCCAAGGACGCATCCAATTCGCCTTCTGCTTTTTGTGCTCGATTGACTTCTGCGGAAATGCTCTTTGCGGTCTGCTCAAATTTAGAGCTTGTCTGTTGCTCCAAATCCTCGTATGTTGATAACAGATGGTCTGCGTTCCTCTCTAGCTTTCCGGTACGTCTTTCAACGCTTTCAATCGTGTCTCTGATAGAATTAACCTTTGCAGAGTGTGTCTGCGTGCCCTGTGCCGAAATCGAATCTCTCTTGCTTTGTACTCCGGTTAGGGTACGTTGCAATAAATACGTTTCAACAATCTCTCTTGTGGTATTGAACCGGATAGGTTCCCCAAGTGTCAGGCATGGATTTCCGACGCAAGTGCAACTTTTAATCGGTGTGTATGCCGCCTGTTTCATGATCGGCAATAGGTTATTTGCAATCTGTTCAAGTTCCGCTCCGGTCTTGTCTGATACAAGAAAGTTTCCTGTAATCGAATAGTTGTTTCCGGCAGTTCCAACAATAGCACCGGCATTATCTTCGCTTGTCTTGATTTCAAGCTGTGTAATTGCCTTGCTTTGGAAGTCCTCGTAATCAAACGTGATGTAGTGTCCGGTCATGGACTCTGTGTTTGCGTCAGACGGAAATACGTTGTCTGCCGGAAACAAATCTTCTGCCGGATAAAGTGCGCTTGTGATTGCTTTCAGAAAGACATACTCAAACTTGCCCTCTCGGTTGATATTACCAAAGCATCCGTTAATCTCACAGATTGCCGTTACAACGGTTTTCCCACTGATAGCGGACTCTTCTGTGACCGCGCTTGAATCGTCCGTCTGTGTTGCTACAATCGTCTTATTGACCGTCATGGAATCATTGACAAGGCTTGTTTCAACTTGCGCGATTCCAAGATGCGCAAAGAAGCTATCACGGAACTGCTTTAATGTCATTGGAAAGCTAAGTCCTGCATACCAAGACTTTACATCTGTATTGATAATGTCATACATAGCGTCATATGCCGTAATCTGCCGTTTTGTACGGTCAGCCGTAGGAACATCGGATGCCACCTTAAAAACTCCGTATGGCATAGGATTTTCGCTATCTCCTTCAATTGTTTCTTCGATAGAGATTGTCTTTCCAATAATGTTTCCTGCGGTGTTTCGTGCCGTGAATTTTACGCAATTCGCTTCGCACGCTCCAAACTTTAATTCAGACTCCGAACAAAGGCTTTCTTCGAGAGCGAACGTACCGATTTCAAGCATCGAATTGTCTATCTTCTGGTTCGTTCCAACAACAGATATGACCATCTGTTTATCTGTCGAGGAATCCCAATACTTTTCTTTCAAACTACTATTTATCATACACACCGCCTATAAATGAAAACTTGATTGCGTCATACTTAATCTTCCCATTTGCCACAGAATAGAACGTAGGCTGAATATCAGCGATATATCCGTACTGTGTCACATATCCGCGTTTTTCCGGCACGTATGCCGTGATATAGCCACCGCGCTCCTTTGCCTTGGTATAGTTCTTCTCAATATTCTTCCAAAAATCATCCAACTGCTTTTCGGTCAGCATGGCTTTGGTTTCAAATTCGACCTTTAGGGCTTTCAGTTCCACGGCATCACGATGCTCATATCCGTTTTCATCCGTCCAAGGGTCTTTGTCCTGCATATTTACATAGGAACTAAACGTGTCCTGCTTTATTAAATTGTTCGGTATGGTATAATTCCCAAACTTTACTAAATATCCGCCATATCCCATCGTTTACCTCCTAAAAATGGGTATAAAAATAGCACCTACCGTTTGGTAGATGCTATCCATTTGATTAAATTTTAAGCTACTACTGATTCCCATTCAGATTTCAGCTTTTCTACATCGTTTTCAAAAAGTTTGCAAGCGATTTCGTACAACTGCGGAATCATTCCCATTTCCCTGTCGATATAATCCATCTTGTTTCTTACTTTTGGCTTGAGCGTGCACCCTTCCATCCTTGATTTAAGGTTGCAGTGATATTTCCTTTCAAATTCTCCATAAAGCAACGAATAGCGTTCTTGATACTTTCCATCGGCACCGAAACGGACAATCTGCGTTATCCGCTGTCTCTTAGTTGCCAAGTCAATATCATCAACGAGTCCGATAATAACATCTTCTTTATGGATGATTTCTTTCTGCTGTCTTTTAATGGTTTCGTTCTGCTCTCTAACAGTTTTTAATGTCTGTGAAAATATCAGCTTAGTGTTTTCATCTGCATATGGCAGGTAAGTGGAAATAAATAATTCATCATTATTGACATACCCACCTGTTTTACGGATTGTAGGAAGAACCTCGGATGTTACCCACTTGCGAAACTTCTTTGCGTTCGGTTTATCACTCCGAAGAATAACCGCATATAAGCCGGATTCAGTAACAAACCAAGTTTCTCCTTGACGGGGTAAGTTTAACTTACGTCGTTCATCCTCGTCTAGTCTATCAGCAACAATACGGCTGTTTGACATTTCCAATGCCCTGCAAACATCAACAAGGCAAAACATCGGTTCATCATCGACCATGGACATTCTAATCTGTCCGAATATTGGATTCTCAAATACCTCAATGCTGTTTTGAATCTTAAGCATAAGTTGTGATTTTTTCATTCGTGTCTACCTCCATACATTTTTATCTGAATAAAAAAGAGGAAGCCACTTGTGAAATCACATTGGTTTCCTCTTTCGTACAGTATGGCGTTCAAGTAAGTAATCCGCATCTTCACGGATAAAGTTGTTTCCTTAGTAATAAGGATAGACTATTTTTGATTTTGTGTCAATCCGCTTTTGAATTAAAATAAGCCGTGTTTCCACGGCTTAAGTATCATTTATCTTTCAATTTTTACTGTAACCAAGTATATGTATATGCTTCATCAACATATATCTTATAGCTGCTCGGATAGATCGTATCGTAATTTGAATCGTACGGAAAACTAAACGAGAAATAATCTGTATCTCCATTCTTTTCACATTCTGCATAATGATAATCATATTTGATCAAGTTGCCAGATGCATCATACATTACGCAAGAAATTTTCACAAATGAAAAATCTTTTCCGGAATCGTTTGTAGCTTCAACCGTAACATTATCTGCTCCAATGTCCGATTGAACCATTATATTGCGAACATCACAAACAGCATTTGTTGCTTCATCAACACTCAACGACATTTTATAGTTATCATAAGAAACATCGTTATAATCAGAGTCGCTCGGTGCGTCAAAATAAAGAACACATTCCTTACCGGATTCAAAAGCTCTGTTACAATCACTTTTGCTATCCAGCATTTTACCGTTTTTGTAGTATACAAGTTTTGCGTCCAGATCAACATTTACCTTGTTGTTGTTTTTCAAGATAGCAACAACTCCATGACCACTATCTTGGTATTCAATTGAGATGTTTTTCTTTACCTTGTTCGCATTAAAGGAAGAAGTGACGGTAACTTTGCAAGAAAGCGTTTTCTTTGCAATTTTTGCTTTTACGTACGTCGTTCCTTCTCCAACCGCCAGAACCTTTCCAGACTTATTTACAGAAGCAACATATTTATTGCCACTACTCCATTTAGCAGTTTTCCTCATTCCGCTTATCTTTAATGTTGCGGATTCTCCAATTTTTAAATTAAGAGTCTTTCTGCTTAATTTGATAGTTGCCGCCTGTGCAACAATCTGTTTCCCATCTGCATTTTGGATTGGCATAGCCGAAATCAAAACGGCAAATGCCAACCCCATCGCTACTAATAATTTTTTTGTGCTTCTCATAATGGCTCCTTTCTTGTGATATGATTTATTTAGAATTATATCACGTTCTATTATAGAAGTCACTAAAAAACATATACATTGTCTCCGGTTCGATTGTAATGTTCTCTACCATAATCCCTTGCAGCTTTTCCTATGTCGCTTGTAGTAATTCCGAAATTTTTCTGTAAAATAGCTTGCAATAACTGATTTTGCTGTCGCAATAAGGAAACCTCTTGCGCAGATGTTGAATTGATAGCATCTTTGATTCCAGTAATTTCTTGGCTTCCTGCGACCGCCGGCTTACCTCCGACCGTTCCCATAAGTTCCGGAAGCCCGTTTTCTCCAACTGTTGCTATGCTATATTTATCCATAAAACCGCCCGTTGCATAAGCCTTTACTTTAGGTAGGCTCACTTTTGGCACAAGATCGACTCCGCTCCACTTTACCTTTGCTACTTTAGCCGCCGCAGAAACAACACTGTTAAACCCTCTCAAAACGGTATTCACTCCACCGATCAATGAATTTATTGCTGTTTCAATTCTTGAAATTACGGTGTTCATTGCCCCGGCAACGCCACTTTTCACGCTATTCCATAATTTGCTGAATATTTCAGCTACACTTTCTTTCATCTTCGAGAAAGCATTTTTTATCGGGGTGGTTACATGTTCTTTAAACCAACTAGAAACACTGTTCCACGCCCCGGTTACCGCTGTCTTTGCCGAGCTAAAAGCTTTCTGAATAGATTCTTTTGCTGAGCTAAAAGCATTCTTGATAGGTGTTGTAACATGCTCCTTAAACCAACCGGAAACCACCGCCCATACCGATTTTACAGTTGTCCATAGAACCTTGAATGCAGTTGATACTGCCGATTTCAATAATTCAAAATTCTTCTTTATTGGCTCTATTACCTTTGATTTAAACCAATCAGAAACAACAATCCATACAGCCTTGACAATGATCCACAATCCTTCAAAGATTTGACCAACTCTTTTCGAAAATCCTTGGAAAAATGAAACAATAGGAGTTATAACATTAGTATTGAACCATCCAGAAACTGTTTTCCATACACCGGATATATCTTTCCATAAAGAAGAGAAAAAACCGGAAACAGATTCCCATAATCCCTTAAAAAAACCGCTTATTGGCTTAATCACATTAGTATTAAACCAATCTCCTGCTTTTGAGAAAATTCCTTTTATTTCTTTCCAATGATCCTTGACTACTACAGCCGCCGTTGCAACACCGGCTACTATTCCTGCGGTAATCGCTGCAGGTGCTGCCGCTACCCCTAAAATAACCGCTCCGACTGCCGTAATCGTAACTCCGACAAGCATAAGTGCTTCATTAAGCCAACTGAATCCGTTCTTTAACATGGTCACAAAGTTTGATATTGCAGTAAATGCGCCAATCGCAACAGAGCCAATCCCGGTTATAGCTTTTGCTACCGGGCTGATAAAAGAAAGTGCGCTCTCTGCCGCACCGCTACCGAATAAAGCTTTGACACCAGCTGAAACAGTTGTTCCAAGTGTAGCAAACGCCCCACCTATTTTTTTTGACAAAGCGGTAGACAATACTGCCGAGATTCCCTCATTTGCCGCAATTTCAACGCCAAGCCTTGATGCAAGTGAACCAGCTATTGCTTTTGAAATGGAAGTTCCGATTATATCAAGTGCGGTTTTTGCAAGATGCAATCCAAGGATTTTTTTGATTGTCAACGCACCGATGATAATTCCAACCGTCTTTACGTCTAAGTTGCTTAAAAACTCCTTTGCTCCGTTCCAAACATCCTTCCAGGAAATTTTACTTAATGCCGTCGTAACTGTATCAAACGCGCCCTGCGCCCACGAATTAAGCGTTTTAGCCAATAATGCAAAGTCAAAGTTTTGGAAAAACTTGTTTATTCCGTCTGCGATTGAATTTCCAAATTGCTTCCAATTAAATGTCGTTCCAAACGAATCCAATCCATGAAGCACCGTGTTTAATGAATTTGCGATCAGTTTTCCGGTTTCTCCGAAAAGCGTTGTTCCTTTTTGCCCTTTAAATAGTCCGTTAAGGAATTTGGCTAATCCCCTTCCAAAACCTTCAGCTTTTGCATACACTTTTTTCCATTTAATTTTTTTCATTGCGTTAATTAACGCACCGGAAATAGACTCTCCCAACTGTTCAAGGTCTTTGATTTTGCTTTTGAATTTCTTAAAGATGGTGTCCGTCTGAACTAATCCACCATCAGCACCGGTGCCGCCACCAGCACCTGAACCAGATCCAGAATCAGAACCTTTATTCCCGGAACCGGAAGTATTATCTTTACTTTGTTTTGAAATAACCTTTAATTCATCAAATGCACGAGTTGCCTGTTGGATTTCCTTTTTTGCTTTCTTGGCATTTTTTGCGATACCACCCGTGTTTTTCCCTGCGTTTCCTGCGGCATTGCTTAAATCGTCCATGCCGTCAGATGCGCTTCCAATATCATCAGCAAGACCGCTGATTCCTGCCCCTTTGCTTGCTTCATACTTCCATCCGAAGATAGAACCTAAAGCATTTGTTACCATTTCTGCAAAAGAAATCACCTTCTGCAGAACTGCATTAAGTACCTTAATAAACGGCTTAAATGCATTGATTAAACCACCACCAACAACCGCTCCAAGTGCTTTGAAGTTCTCCTTAAGCATGGTTATCTGGTTATGCCATGTCAATATGTTATCGTAAAGGCTTTTTATCCTCTACTTCTTATGGTTTCCCATAAGTTCGGCGTACATTTTCAACCACAGCATTGTGGCTGTCGGATACTCTTGGGGATATTATATTCTACACTCTTTCCATAAGAAAAGAGCATAGGTTCAATCCCTACGCTCTACAATGTGCTATAACTTTTATTTTATAGCCTTATCTCGGTATTAGCTTATTGACTTATCCACTTATAACCATAAGCAGTTCGCCCCTCTTGGTCAATTACATTATGTATTGCTTTGTAATTAACTCCAAGAGATTCCCCTGCTTCGGATATTCTATCGAACACTCTTATAATCTCTCTGGTTTTCGCATCCACTTGCGCAATTTTTCTTCCTTTTTTGCGCTTTTTATAGATGCTCAAATCTTTTATTGGAAAATCTTCTTCGTATACAAAAATATATCCATTTGCCGACTTATAGGTATTTGAAAGCACACCGGAAATAGTTGTTCTATTTGCTCCGGTAATCCTAGCCGCCTCCTGCAAACTTTTAAATTTCTGTATAAAATTTCCTTCCATATCACATTGAATAATGCTTCTCATTCCGTTAGGTTCCGGCTTTCTATAGGTTTTCGCTCCGTTTGATTCATACTCATCCTCAAACATGAACATATAGCCCTTTGTCTGCCGCCTTTTTCCTTTACAATTAAGCAGAACATCCGTATTATTAAATCCGTCAATTTCTGCATCCATTGCACTATCATAACGCTTAATGTACCGTCCGTCAAGCGTCAGCAAAACAACTGCCCTGGCGTTATGATACGGCGCACCTTTCCCACCTTTGGTCATATTATAGCCATCTCGATAGGTGTTAAATTTTTCAATGTAATACTTTTCCAACTCACAGGCTCCATCTTCGCTTTCACACGTTTCGATGATTTCCCATGAGAAGTTGTCAAACCCGAATTCTTTAATTGCTCTATGAAAGTCGCAATCTTCTTTTTCGTAGCACCTTTGATGTTGCCACACTCTGCTATGAAAATCACAAGTTTGACCGACATAAGATTTTCCGTTTATTTTATTTGTTGCTTTGTAGATATAATATGTTCGCATTAAATCACCTCAAACATATTATACAAAAATGTTCGTGCTAAGTCAACTTAGCCTTCACCGATTTTACCCGATTTTTCATCGACATATTGCTATGCCGCGCGACACATGAAACAAAAGTTTCGTTTATCGGCTGTTCTGGCAAAGTCCCCGGTGATATTGGTTGTATGCGCAAGCACATACTGATAACGCAACATGGCTTTTTCAGCCTGCGTCATTGAGGAAATGTTCGCATCAAGCCCTTGCTTTAACGCCCATTCCTTTAATGTTGCCTGTGTCAAGTCGATACCATAACGCCGCATAGGTGCCGTAGTACCGGAAAATACAGATTGCAGACTCTTGGCTATATCTTCTTGACTCACATCATAGAATGAAGCCATATCTCCGGCTAATTCTGTCAACCGGATAGACATATCTGCCATTTTCCCTTGCGGAATATCAAGGGCAGTTCCCATTGCCTGAAAACGGCTTGCAAACTGTTTCGCAGACAATTCGGACATGCCGAATTTTTCAATAGATGTTTTTGCGAAATTGTTAATTAGGCTTTCATACTGCCCGAATGTCTGCCTTACAACGTTCTCAACCTCTGTTAATGAGGATGATATGTCAATAGCATCTCCAAGTAGTCTAAATCCGCGGAATAAAGCCCAATACGTTGCATACACTTTTCCGATTGCAGACGCAAGAGAAAATGACTTCTTGGTAACCGCAGAAGCACCGGAACTAAATCCACTAAATGAGCTTGTGATGCTTTTTGCCGCTGTTCCTGCCGCTCCACCGGTACGTGATAATTTTGCCAATGCATTTGTCATGTCAATAATATTCCGGCTTACACTAGGGGCTTTCGACAGTTCGGACATAAGCTGTCGCATTGCCGTGGCAAGTTTCGGGATATTCTCGATAGCCTTTGTTGAGCTTGTATAGCCAAGCTGTTTGATTCCTACGGCTAATTCCGATAACCCTTGCACCGATTTTGACATACCGGAAAATGAGCTTACCGACTTTGAAATCTGTCGCATCGCTCCGGCTGCTGCATTGATCTTTCCTGTGTCAATATTGCTAAGTGTTTTGATGTTTCTTGCAAGAGTCGAGAACAACCTTGAATCAACACTGCGCATGGCACTCATTGAGTTTGACAATCGGTTTACTCCGGTTGATAACCGGTTAATTCCACTAGAATCTATGCCTTGCAAAGATGAAGATAGCTTTCCCAACCTTGTTATCAGCGCATCAATCTGACCATTAGCCTGTCTTGCCTGTGCTTGAATCTTGACCTCTAAGGTTTCTAATTCCAACAGTTACACCTCCTTTATTTAGTTTTAGAAAAAGGCGGTAGGATTTGACCCTTACCGCCCTTGAATTACTTTTTCAGTTTTCCCTTTTTCAGAAGAGAAAGCATTTTTGAATTTTCCTCTGATGTAAACTTAAAATTGGAAAATCCGTTCTTTTTTGCGATTTCCGCACGATGTTCTTTCGACACATCATCTTCCCCAACCGCTTTTAATGCTTCAACGATTGATCCAGATTTTCCGGTATACATCGAATAATACTTGCTTGCGTTTTTCTTTGCTCCACTTACAACGATTGCAGTGTGACCTTTTGTACGCGTCACAAGAATGTCCCCGTTGTAAAGCAGTTCTCCGATTCGGTAAGAACCAGCATCGGTAAACAAGCCGGATTTCAGAACCACCGACCGCTCATTGGATGTATTGAAATCCCCCACATCCTTACCGGATGCATAGATAATACAAGCACGTACAAGGGACGAACAATCGCATTCCGTCTTGACCTTTGTGTTAATGCCATGTTTAATGACTCCGTAGCGTTCCGATTGGTCATAGCCGATATTTTTATTGCCACACGCAATCTGCATAGCTTCGGCTAACTTCTCCGCAACTTTATTGTCTTTTGCTCTTAACACATTCCATCCCTTAGAATGGTTGTAAAACTTCTGCGTAGACACTTCCTGTCCGGTCTGGTCTCCGGCTTTTCCACCAGAATAGCAGTTTCCGTGTTCATCGTGCCTAGCACTTCCGATAATTACTGCCATAGCAATACCTCTTTTCTTAAACTATCTTTGGCTTTGGCAAATGTGATTTCCTTGATTCAGCCGCCCATGCTTCTTCTGCCTTAAGCATTTCTCGCATCTCTGCATCGGGATCGTCCGTATTATGCTTTTCGATGGAATCATAGCAAGTTTCTTTCACGTACTTACTATTACCCTTACCGAATGTCGCGTCTATTGCTGTCACAAGTGCTGACGTTGCATATCTGCCAAACCACATATACATTTCCATGTCGCGTTGCTTCCATTCTGCCTTATATGCATCCACATAAGGCTTAAGCAACTCTGGATTCATCATATCTATATCATCAACGGAAAATCCGTAGCCTTTCGTTACCACAAGGTAAAACGGACGGATTTCCGCAACGTAATATTCCCATGTTAGTTCTTGTTGGCTGTCTTGGATGGAGTTTTCTTTGCCGGTGTTCGATTCTTCTTCTCCGTCTCCATCATTTTCGCTAAAAAACTGTTTGACTCCAACTCATTCTCTAATTCGTTGAACAACTCAATACAGTCAATCTCACCATCGTCAATTTTTTCAGAAAGCAGATTAAGTGCCTTATTAAACTGCTCATCGTATTTCTCGTTTGTATCGTAGTCATATCCAAACTCGTCCTTATGGTTTACTTGCAGTCCTACAAGAAGCATCTTAGGAAGTGTTTCAAGTAACAGTTTCTCTACGGATTCTAAACTTCCGTCCTGCTCGCTTACCGACTCTGATACATCTTTGATAAGATGTGACTTTAATGTTGGCTTAAAACCAAATTTGATTGAATATTCGCTATTTCCTAACTTTACTTTCATGTTTTACCTTGCCTTTCTGCCCTATATTGGCAAGGGGCAGTGTTGCCACCGCCCCATTGTTGCTTATCTCATTGCTTCAAGTTCTGCTATCGACCGTTCATCCTCGCCTACCGGTGCGGTCGATTGCTCGTCCGATAGGCTTTTTACCCCACCACTGTTACAGTGAATGTTCCATCGTTGTTATCAACGACAGTCAGCTTATCTGTAACAAGCTCTGATGCTGTACTTGGAATAACCGTTACCGTCATTTCAAGGATTTCATCGTTTCCACCTACATCGTTAGGTGTGGCTGTTGCAGTTCCGACATATGCATATTTTGCAACGCCGCCAATACCGTCCGTTCCGTACAGATGGATAATATCAAGTTTTTTATCTCCATATCCATCCACCTTTGAAAGATATTCTTTTTCAAGGTTTCCTGTGATTTCTCTTGAATCAGAAGTCTTAATACCTTTTTCAAAAGTCTGCTGATCATCTTCCATTGTGGTTGATTCAACAGTGTTTGGTGGTGATGCAGGGCTTGGAACTGATTTAGCCGCAACCAAAAGATTATATGTTCCTGCAAAGTCAGCCTGTTTTTCCGTGTGCTCTTTTACAATGACACGAGTTCTATAACTTGTTGATGCCATATTTTCTACTTCCTTTCTGCTTATAGCTGATCTAAATGCTCAAAGTTTCCAATTACGCGAGTTGCGCGGAATGTAACCGTTCGCACTTGCTTGGAAATTGTTGAGACTGTATCTGATACTTCAAACATTTGTTGCTTAAAAAAAGACACCGCATATGCTGCGATGTCCTTAGTTGCTTTTCTTGAACCTTTGTTTGTAATTGTGATCTGAAATGTTGGGCGAATTGCATTGATTGTCTTTGCTTCATTCGTTCGTCCGGCTTCTGTGACACCGATTTGTCTGACTAAAAGCGTCGGGAATACTGCGGTGCCGCCCGATTCTTCTTCTTGCGTCACTTTAATTCCTCTTACCTTGCTTTCCATGTACGATTTCAAAAGGGAACATAAGGTGTCTTCAAAATCAAGTGCCCAACTATTTAACTCATTTTCCACCGAATACCTCCCTTGCAATTTTTACGTACTGTTGAATAATCTGTTGCTCCGCATTATACATAGGCATTGTGGCTTTGATACCGTGGGTATAACGCCATGTTTCGGTCTTATCGTCCCAATAGTACCAACCATCTTCAAAAGCGTGTATTTGTCCCGGATATGTGCCGACACCGAATCCAAGTTCCGGTGATTTCGGGTTCTCTTCGGAATTATAAAAAATACCGGCTCCAAACTCTACCGCCAACAAAGTATAGAACGGTTCTCTATCTTCTGACGTTACCGTTTTTCCGGTTGCAATCAGAATCGCGTTTGAGGTCATTAACTGTGGTGCTTTATCTACCCTTACCGTTATCGTGTTTCCGATTGGAGATTTCGATATTTGTTTTATTGCCACCGTCTGACCTTCCTGTGCAAGCCTAGAAACAAGTAAATCGCATTTAGCCTGTAGACTATCGCGGTACTGTTCTAATTTCTTTATAGCGTCTTGTATGGACTTAGTGGATAGTGTCATTGAAATAGGTTTCTTTTTCATACAATCACCTACTTAATATTCTTGCGAAGAAGAAACAAATCCGTGGTCAGTCCTTCATCGGCAACGCCTTTTACGATGTAATCTGCGGTTTCTGAATCCACAAGTCCATCATCAGTGCGTTTGACTTCCGAACGTTTCCACACCACATCACCGGCTTTCAGTGGCAAATATCCTTTATCCGTGACAAGCTGACAGTATGATGTACTATCATCAATTCCGAATTCTTTCACAAGGGCTTCCGACAACTTATTGCTGATATTGGCTTTGAATGTCGTAGGTTCTGAAAACCCTTCAATTTCCTCGCCTTTTGGAATCTTGTTGCCTTCGGAATCTAAATAAGGTACAAAGTTTCCATCGGAATCCTTGTACCCTTCATAGACAATATCTCCATTTTCGTCAGTTTGTGGGATAAATACCCTCTGACCGGATTGTGAATACTTCATTTCCTGCTTGTTAATGTCAAGCATTGGTGTTTTCCTCCGGGATTCCGGCAACACTTGTCAGAAGTGATAACACTCCGGCAAGGACTGATGCAGAAAGAACATATTTCCAATCCACCGCGCCCATAAATGCCGCCGTTCCAATTCCAGCAACCGCCGCCTGTGCAACAGTCTTGATTGCTCTGATTCCGGCTTTCTTAGTCCAATCCTTCCAATTCCTCATGGCTTTTATCTCCTTTCCCTATATGGATCTCTTCAATTTCATGTTTCATTTTCGTAACCATTCCGTTTCCACCTAACGCATGGTACGCATCATACATCTCACAGAAGTTCTGATAGGCATATGATGGTATTTCTCCGATTCTGGTGTACTTTGCATGGTATTCAATAAGCTGGACGCGCAAAAGGAGCATTGTTCCTTTACTGTTCGCATCCCTGCTTTTCTTTTGCTGTTTAAGAAGCCAAACTATATATCCAAGCACTATCGGAAGCACTACAAGATAAGTTTGAATCAAAATACTTTTCATTTGAATCTCCTTTTGACGCACTGCCCACCACCGCTTAATGTACGCCGCCTGCAACCATTTTACCGACATCAGCAATATGGTCACGCTCAATCTTCTTTATAAAACTTTAGCAAATGGAAATACCCCAACAAATAAGCTGCCTCTATCTCTCCAAGCTCTGTTAACGCCATTCTCGTTGTAGCTTGCCATAAATGTTTCACCTGCCTGCGAATGGTCGTAGACAGCCAGATTAACAATAACACTCTCAAATTTTTTCAAGTCCTCAGTTATCATTTCATCTGTGTAGCTGTCGGGATAATTTCTCTTTGCCTTTACATCTTCTGCAGCCTGTTTAATAAGCTGTTCGATTACCGGATTATCTTCTTTGTTATCGAACACTACCACATCAGATGTTGTTTCATCATCATTTGTGACTGTATCAATATGAAATTGTTTAAGTCTGATTTTAACTTGCTCTAATGTGGTGTATTCCATAATTTCAGCTCCTATAACCCTAATTTCTCAATTAACAGTTCTTTAAGTTCTGCTCCTGTAAGTTCCATTGCGTTCTCAATACCTTGTTCTAAGGAAAGTGCCTGCAAGTCCGCTGTTGACATACGCTTAATATCTGTCTTTGTGTAGTCGCTTGTAGGTTGAGCAGGGAACTTGTCCTGCTCTTCCTCATACTTAAGCTCATCTCCATAAACAGCTTCTTGTCTTACATTATCTGCTGTTACTTTTTCGCTCTGCTTTGCGGCGTTAATTTTATGTCGTCTTAATAACATATAAACACCTCTTACTTTCCGAACTTAGCAAGAACAACCTTTGAATCATTGCTTAAGACTGCTGTATAGTGTTCATCGCCAGAGATAACAGTTGTCTTTGCAAGAATATCTCTGTCTGATTCAATCTCAACGCTTCTCTTCATATAGATTGTAAGTGCATTCTCTTCCTCTGATGCGCCATCTGCACCTGCGTCCTCGTTAGGGTCATCTGCTGACACGATAACAATAGGGCAAGCGTAGAACTCTGTTGTAACAGCCTTTAACTTGCTACCTACCTTAATTTCTTTTCCCTTTGGCTTAAGCGTATGTGCAAGTGCTGTGTCAAGATGAACATTAGTTGAATCCTCACTTGTTGTATCAGCCACAACATTGATTGTTCCTGTTGAATCATCAAGCTCATACTTAACTAACTTAACTTTCTTTGACTTAACAACCTGCGCTCCCGCGATAGAACCGATAGTTCCATTCATAATTACATTAAGTGGGTACTTGTCATTGCTCTTGAAATCATCGTCATTAAGTAATGTAGCTTCCTGCGCCGGATTAATGAACAATATCTTTGTAAGTGATGAATCTGATTCATCATCAAACTTGCTATTAGCCGCTACAACTGCTGAATAGCTGATAGGTGCTGCTGTTCCATCGTGATCAATAGGTGCTGTGCAAAGTGCGTCATAGCTGTCATTATCAACCTTTGCAGCGATTGACATAGCAATCTGATTGATAGCTGTACCAAGTGGGTCGCCATAACCAGATAATACTGATTCATCTGTAAGCTCTACAGCCTTACCTGCTTTCTTAACCTTTGCTTCTGTTGTAGATGTTGCAAGTACTGTTGTACCCATGGCAACACCTTCTGCTACATCTTCTGCGTCACCAATATAAGCATACTTTGGCACAACGATTGTGCTTCCCGGTCTTCCTACAAGTGTTGTATCAACTCTTGCAATAGGCGAAAACTTAATTTTCTTTGGTAACTTAGCTGATACCATATCAGCCATTACTTGTGGGTCTACTAAATTTTCTAACTTAGTCTGTGGCATAGTTTATTTACCTCCGTTTTCTACTCTGTGAACTTTTTATAAAGTTCTGGATTCTTATTTTTGAACTCCACTCTTTCGTGGTAATTCATCTTGTTGAACTGTTCCTGTGTTATCGTGCTTTCTTCTCCACCGCCTGCATTAATAGCCGGTCTTGATTTAAGCCACTCTGCCTTTGCTTCTTTAACCTGTCTTTGCACTTCATTAGCAATTACAGTTGCTATAAGGCTATGGTCTGCATCTGTAACAGCCTCAATCAAAGAATCAATATCCTTTCCATCACCTATAACTTTCTGATAAGCATTGACAGCTTTCATATGATTAAGTTCTTTGCTCATGTTCTCGAACTTTTCAGCCTGCAATTTTTCAGCTTCCGCTTTTGCTTCCGCTTCCTGTTCTTCTGCTGTCTGCTTCGAGCGAAGTTCTTTCTTGTACTTAGCTGCTTCTGAACTGGCTTTATCGGAAGCGTTCTTATACTTCTCTTTTTCAGCTCTTTCACTAGCGAGCTGTGCCATAAGTTCTTCTACGCTAGGTGTATGCTCTTCGTTCTGTGGTTCATTGTTGGTTGTTGGTTCTGTTGTTGTGTTAATTACATCTGCCATAATTTCTTTACCTCTGCTTTCTGCGTTTTTTGTTGTTCTCTCAACTTCTTGCGATATTTTTATTGCCCTTTCTCTAGGGCATATAAAAAGCCACAAGGCATTTTCTACCCTGTGGCTCAATATCAATTATTTATCTGTTCTGCTCTTATCTATAACCGGACTATTTTCTGTCTGGTCTGATAAGTCTTGCATTGTGCGGTCTTTATTGGGTGGCTGTTCTCCATCTCCACCCTCCGCTTGGTTCTGTGTGCCTTTGTTGATTATACTGTCTTGATATGCCTTAACCATCTCTCCGCTTCTCGCTACAACATCGTTAGGGTCATCAAAGAATGGAATTGCATCAACTGTATCTTTAAGGCTAAATCCGTGGCTTATCAATGTTGCCATGGCATTAACCTTGGTTGACATTTCATAAGTTTTTTGTCGCTTAATGTTAGGTTTTACATCCATTGCCCTTAATTTAAGTAATGGGTTACTGCTGTTAACATTGTTTGACAACTTAATAGCCGCAAGAACAACTTTTATTTCTTCCATTTTGCAGCCATCAGTAATTAATTGTTGTTTTGCCGCCGCTGTTTCAGCCTGTGACCAACCTGTTGCGTCTGACATTGCAACTCCTGTACTACCGCCACTGTTATCATTTCGTTGTGGCACATTGCATTTCTGCAAGATTATCTGTCGCCTTGATTGGATATTATTAAGCATACCTGTGTAATCATAATTAATTGCAAGTGGCTCAACTATTGGAGTTTTGCCATCTGCTGATGTGTAGGTCTGCATCCATTCTCCAGATTTTGGTTTTCTTACTTTTTCAGTAATGCGTTGCGTTCCATCTTTATCAACTGTTGTTTCCTGTTCAACTGGGAAATCAACATCATTTGTATGCCATACCGCCTGTGTATTCTGTTCGACATCATTTGTAAAATCTGAAATGAGTAGGTTTAAGTTATCCATTTCAGATATTTGCCGTTCAAAACAGCCCATTCTATCAAATGACCTTGTGTATTCAATGATAGGAATTTTATGCAGCGGGTTTTCTTCTCCGCTTCTCTCCAAAAACCCCCATTTTGTTTTCCCTTTATTTTTTCCGTTAGTGATTTTTATTCCGTCGGTAATTTCATATCTCGTATCTTTGGTAAAACAAGTGTAATACCTGGTGCCACTGTGCTTATCTTTTATATATGTCCCGGCAAGAACAACTCTCTTGTCGCTGTAGGCGGTTGATCTTACAACAAATGTTGTCCTTGGGTCTAATACATTATATGTGAAATAGCTTTCCCCATCCTCGTATTCTGTATTTATATCAATAAGGACATATCCAACACCACCGATTTCAACATATCTTGCAAGTTTCTGCTGCTTCTGTCTTGCGTTCTGTGATTCGTAGCAACTGTTTAATTCCGCTATAGCTTTTGTAAGGTTAGAATCCTCATTGTCGCCATTTTGAACTAACGTTATAGGATTTCCCCACTTAAAACCTAAATTAAACTCCGTGACTTCATTAGCCACATTATCACAACACTCACAGTCAATGTCTGGTCTGTAAGTCTTTGCATTCTTCCTAACTATTGGCTGTATTCCTGCGTCATAATCAAGAAGAAACTGTATTCTGTTAGAATTAATATCATGTTCCAAAATTGCTTCACGCAAAATTGGTATTATATTGTCAGTCGTTATCTCTTTTGCGCCTGTATATATGACAATTCTTCCTGCCTGCATTGTCTACACCTCTAATAAAATCTCATGCCATTCGAACTTCTTCTGTCCGGTATTTCCTTAATCTGAAAATCGTCATCATTGTTAGGTACATACCAAATCCACTTGTGGCAGTGCCTACAAGCCAGTTTATGTGTTCGTGGGTCTTTGCTGTCTGCTTTTGTTAAAAATTTATGGCAGTTCGGACACATGATTGATTTATCTTTATTCATATAAAAATTCATATTTTTACCTCGTTGCATAACAAAAAGCACCGCCACAATTAAGCAACGGTGCTTTTGATGAAGAATGTGTTTATGAAAAACATCTTTGTAACTTCTTACAAATACAGTATATCATTGAAGCAATATGACATTCTATGACATCTTTAAATACGTGTTACCATATTTTTCTTCAAATGCTTTAAGAGCCTTTCCGTGAAGTCTGATAATTTGTCTCCATGAGTATTTCATTTCTGTAGCGATAACTTCAAAAGTTTTCTTTTCGATATATCTTGAAAACAAAATATTATAGCAATCTTCATTCTCTATGCCGTCTATTTGCCCTATAATCAAGTCTTTTTTTTCAATGTATTCATCTATCATGTTGTCAAGATTATGCTCCATTTCGTCAATTTTGGCGTATGTAGAGCCTATTTTATCTGGGTCAGATGAAACCATTACTCTTTCTTCATTTTTTACCGCCAATATGCTGTGGGAAAGCTCTCTAAGCTGTGATATCTCTGCCAGCTTATTATTTATCATTCTATTGAGTCTGCTTATTTGGTTCAAATAATCCTTGGTTGTCATACAAACCCTCCTCTTATATCGGACTTGATATTATTACTGTCTTCTTTATCCTGTTTCCTTTTGTAATTCTTAACGCAAAGTTTGAGAAAACATCCGGCACATCATCTAATTGTTTCTTGCCCGATACCGAATATTGCTTTAATAATGACATCATCACTCCATATGGCTCATTAGGCTTATAAAGTGATTGATCTTTGAAAATAATATGTTGTAAAATCCAGTTAGAACACTGAAAAATACGTGCTTCCTTATTTGTCTCTGTCGGTACATCAGTGATGTTGCATATCCATCCTTTATTTTCAACTCGCTTATTAACTTCCATAGCCACTCTGTCACCACCGGCATTACGTTCAAACTCACACTCTTGTACCTGATTGTTGACCAATATGTTTGACGCATTTTCATACTGCATTTCATAGTCTGCCGTATTATCGCACACGCAATCAACGCAGTAATAGTCGTCCCCATATTTTTGAAGCACAGGCATAACAAAATAGTCTGTTCCCTTGCCTTTAGTATCACATTGAGCTGTAACAATTTCTGGTTCTCCGTGTGGCAGATTGAGGTATCTGCGGATTTTATCATCCGGGAATAGTAATCCCTCACGTTCAATAGGCTCCTGTTTATACAAACATCGGTAAGAGATTTCGTCCATGAGTAATTGTTGGTCGGCAAAAAACTCTTTTGTAAAACCGCCATACTCATAATCAAAATTACTTTCCCCTGTCACTGGGTCTACATCAGGAACCGATATTGTTTTGACTCTCGGATTTCCAATATACATATTTTGAATACGTCCGATAACATCATGTACGCTCCAACGAGTGGCAATATGTATCTCTTTACACGGCTTTCCGTCTGTATCTTGTGTCTTACGCTGTCTTGCGTCTACTGCGTATTTATTCCATAATTTATCAAGTATTGTAGGATTTAAGGCTTCCTCAATTCCACCTATCATATCATCAACTAGCAAAAATTTACTTGCACGGACTTTACCAGCATTCTTACTTCCTACAGAAGTACACTGTACAGACGGAAAAGGTTTGTATTTGCCAATATTGAATTGCTCCATTTTGGCATTCGTGCTTGTAACTGATAGATTAGGGAAAATGTCATGCCATGCATAATCATCATCATTGGTAACAATGTCGTATACCCCATCATAGTACATTCGTGTAATATCGCCACTGTGCGAATAAAATAGGCTGTAGTCTTTTGGGAACCAACCGGCAACTGCCGAATGAAAAAATTTCTCAATCGTACTCTTTCCAGCTCCTGGCACTAGACTCACACACAATATGTCGTATTTATCATCAATCATGCCTTGTAATGCGTCCACAAGTCCGATTTTGATTAGTTGTTTCCTACGTGGCATATAAAATCGGTCTTTAGGCTCACGCTTTTTCTCTATGTACTGAAAATAGCTGTCAACTATTTTGTTTTGGGCTTCGAGTAACAAAATCTCATATTTTTTGTTTATCAGATCATATGCGGTTTTGTGGTCGAATGCGTATTTTTCCAAATCCCAAATCGTACCGCCTGTTTTATCCTTGCAGAAACGCTCTATAATGTCTTTTGCCCTTTCTGTAAGTTGTAATCCATACTCAACATCTTTCTCTCCGTTTATGGCTACGCTACAAGCATCTACATAGGCATTAATTGCTTGTTCATCTATTCCGTTTTTCTTTATGTAGTTTTCATATCCATTTACTGCATTGATTAACTGCTTTGAAGCCAAATAAAAAGCACCTCCGCAAAAGCAGAAGTGCCTTGACCTCTGCCTATAACTGTTTTAGGGTAGCGACTAACTCCATTTGTTAGCCGGTAATATGCGTAGTCAGTAGTAAAAGCTATTCTTAGCACACCAATATTGTACGCACCTCTTAGTGTTTCGGAAATTATTTAAAGACTATTTTCTTGGTCTGAATTGTTATTTATTTTATATCCGCAATGCTTTCTACAAAGCAATTGTAGTAGATATATCTCTTGCCATTGAGGTCAAACTTAACATATCCACCATCGTTTGTGCTAAGGTCAATCTTGCCTTTATATGTTGCAAGTTCTTTACCATCTGCCGTGTATACAGTAATTGTTCTCTGCATACCGCCATTTGCATCGCTTTTCATGTCTACCACAAATCTGTCCCACGATGCACATCCGGTCATTCCTAAACACAATGTCAATCCTAATACAATTGCTATAATTTTCTTCTTCATAAAATCTCCTTTCAATTCATACATAGCACTTTTTCGCAAACCTCAATACATTCTTTTCTTTTTTCTTCATTGGTACATTTTCCATCCGCATTGTATCGGCAGGAAGTTAAATTGCACTTTTTATTCTCATAAGCATTATTCACATTATCAATCCATTCACGAAACGGAATACTGTTGATTGTGGCATTGTCTAATACCGTGTCAGCTATCTCCTGTACCATTTTTCTGTATTGAAATTCCATCAATTATCGCTCCTTAAGGCAATACTTCAAACAATGTTGGTATTTTCTTCATTTCCAATGCACCTTGAACCCTTTCTTTTTATACTCCGCTACGGCTTTTTTAAGGCTCATATCGTCATCATACTTTTCATTCAGCATAATCACCACATTATCTTTTTCGATGCCGTATATGTTGCAATTTGCAAGTTTCTTAGCCGTTCCAAGGATAGCTTTTGCCTGCTTGCGGCTCATTTCATAGGTTTTTGTTCCCATATTAACAGTCATTTCTCATAAACCTCTCAAAATCCTTTCTGCATTTAAGGCATAATTCATAAGTTTTCTTAAGTTTTCCGCAAAATCTTGTTTTGTAAAGCTCGCACGAAATTTCATCTTCTGTAAATCTAGCTACCGGTTCTGAATATGTACCACACGGCACATATTGTAGCTGTTGTCTTGGCTTGAATTTTATTTCAGCACCGCACCTATCGCAAGTGTGCCATTCTTTTTGATGTTTCATTCTTCCACCAGCTTTCTGCCACACATCGGGCAAAATGCAATATTTACCACTCCTGCGCCGTATTCTCCGGCACTATTCGTAAAAACAAGTGCACATTTGTCTACAATTTTCCGAATTTCTATTGCGTCACCGGACGGGATTCTCCCATTTTTATCCGGAGTGAGGAAATCCCAATCCGGTATTCCAATTCCTATGTTTTTACAAAAATCACACATATTACACCTCAATCAAAGTAATTTTTTTCGGAACAATACGATGCAAAATGCCGTCCGCATCGAAATATGGTTCTTCACAATGGCGCGTCCATGGTTCTGGCATTGACAATCTTATGTAATCATCTAATGACAATTTCTGCACCGCTGATCCTATAAGACCTAAACTATAATTTCCTGCATTTTCATATGGAGTTTTGCAATAAGGACACACCTTTTTATCGGTTTCGATTGGTGCGCCGCAATTCACGCAGTTTGTCATATTTCGCCCCCAGCCATAGCAAAAATCGGAATCCTCGTGAGATTCCGTGTCTTTTGTTTGATATAAATATTCCATAATGTTTTTATCATCGAATAGCGACACAGGGAATCGAACCCTGTCAGCCAAAACCATACCAACCGCTTTCAAATCTGCAATTTCTAATCACGGAGGGGTTTTCTGTTACCAATTATGCCGCTACCATCCATAAGTCTCCCATTGACCGGAACTATTGCAGTAGCACCCGGCTAAGTGGAGATAAGGATAAACGCAGATATTCGGACTCGAACCGAAACACCGTTTTCGGCTACTGACTGTTTAGCAAACAGTTTCCTTACCAGTTAGGATTATATCTGCACGCGCCGGGCATGGAAGTTCCCTACCCGAACCATTCCTTGCGTTTCAGAATGGCACGGTGCTACTAACACCGCTCAATGGCTTGTGGCGGTATCGAGCCGCCCTATACAGATTTTCAGTCTGTCGCTAATCCATCTCAGCTAACAAGCCATGTCGTGTAGTTTCCGTTTTTCCTTGCTCCACACTACACTAAGTGCAAGGTTCTTTTAGTCAGCGGTTACCGCCATCTTTTGAATGACAACCGCTCAATCCAGTTACCTGTGCTAAGTTTAACCGGTATATTGATTAGCACCTGCATTTCTGTAATAAACACACTAGGGGTGTACTGGCAACATCACCTGTGGGGATTAAAGGAATCGAACCCGCGACAACCCGGATATAAGCCGTGTCTTCTGCCACTGAATTAAATCCCCATAACCGCCATCAGACGGTTAGCAATAATGTTTATCGTGCTATGCCTTGCACTATCCGGTTTACAGCATTTCACCGGCAACTCAATGTTACCATGCAAGCCTATTTCCATGGTTCTACTCCGAATTAAATTATTGCAGAGCAATAGACAAGCATCGTATTTCAGCCAAAACATAGACCGCCTGCAAGCAGACAGCATAATTTGACCGAGTAGGTGGGTGAGGATTTGCACCTCACATAAACCGTGCACTGTTCACATTGGAGGGAATCGAACCCATAGGACTTCAACCATGAGTTTTTAATCTTTGTCCTGTCTCTTCCATCTGCGCGTCTACCTATTCCGCCACCACCTAATTTCATGGCTCATGCACCGTGGGATAGATGCATGATAGAATACCACCGGACGGTCTCGCACCGTCCTTAACAGAATCGTCCTAGTGGCGAAAGGAGGAACCCAAATGCTTGAATCACTCAACCAAGGGTTCAAGTACATATGAAAAACATACGTGGCTACATGGAACGTCAGCATGTAACCAATTAGACTACCGGGATTCGAACCCGGAATGCAGGAATCAAAATCCTGTGCCTTACCGTTTGGCGATAGCCCATCATTTCCAAATGACCATAATATTCATTGCAAAGATCGCGTATGAAAGCAAATAACCAATTGCGTTTGAATTGTCTTTTTGTTTTACCTGTCCTCCCATAAGTCCAAGCATTACGAGGACATCTGTCGCTGTTGCAATAACTTTCAAAGCCATATCAATATCTCCCATCATCAAAGCTGTGTTCCTGTTTGAATCGTTCCATTTCATTCACGCTCATGCCGAAAAGTCCGGCAGATGCATCAGAATTCGTATGTTTGAAATATTCTCCCTGCTGTGGAAACATAAACCGGAACATGGCATAGTTTGCAACATCGCACAGATATTCAAGATTCCCGGTCTCTTCAAACTTGGCAAGGCACATTTTCAAGCTTTCAACCGCATCCACATTCCCGGAGGAAAAGTTCATTCTTGCTGGTCCGTATTTGTAATATGACTGTTCAATCAAACCTTTGCGCTTTTCATCAAAGGTTTCGGAATACTCGGTTTTCATCAACTCATTGCTGCAGCTTGCCATTAAACATCACCTTCCGCCCTGTGGTTTGCTCTTTCGATGTCAAAGCCTTCCGGGTAACGCGCCTTAAGCTTGTCTACGTTCATTTGCATGATTTCATCAAGGCTCCAGCCGAAGGATTCGCAAAGCATTGCAAGATACCAACAAATATCGCCAGCTTCTTTCTTAGCATGGTCAATATCAAGCTGTTTCTCGTGGAAAATCCATTTTTTGATTATGTCGTTAAATTCTCCAACCTCGCCGGATAACCCCAAACAAGAATTGAAGATGCCGCCAAGGTCATAATCTTGCAACGCAGATGCGATATTGTTCTTTTTGCAAAATTTAAGCAAATCGAATTTATCCGAAATTCTTTCTGTCGCTTTGCGATCATTTGTCCGCATGGCTAATTTCTGGTACTCATTTCCGGTCATATATCATTCTCCTGTCCGAAACACTCTTTTTGTTTTTAAAAAATTTTTTGGAAATGTAGTTGCGATTCGCAACGTGAAAGTGAATTGTTTATGTTTATATTAAGCTAATTTCTGTAAAAAGTCAATGAGTACTGTAAGTGGCTTTTTATTTTTTGATGTATTTAAGGGACTTAGTAGCCGCCCGGTGGTCTTTCTGTCAGACCCCCTCCCCCATCCTTTTCTTGAAACATGGAAATATAAAATATTTTCCGTTTCGTTTTGTTGTCATTGTGTGAAAATCAAATTGTTTTAATACGATTTCTATCATACCCTTGTAACTATTCGCAAAACCTAACTTTTCCGAATAGTTGACGAATAGTTAAAACGCTACAACCCTTGATATTACTGCATTTTTGAATTGTAGAATAATCACACACAATTCAAACCGTATTATTTGCCACCGCATCTGTGAATTGTGTATCAATTGCGTGCAATTCTTGGCTCTTTTTCTCGTCCAGTCTTGGCAACTCCTGCGCTGTAATTGCCCTTCTTTGAGTGGCATTATCGCCAATTCCCGGCTGATTCATTCCAAACTCGTTATTGCCAACAAACATAGTGCCGACGGGGCTGTTGGAGTCATACGCACGATCGAGGATACAATCCTTACGTGATCGCTGCAGTTTTTGCCACATCTTGAAAGCCAACGAGCTTGGTTCCTCTGTACTCCATATATCCATTGTGTTTGTAGGTATATTACAAAAATAACTAAATGCCACTGTACTCACCAACTTGCTGTACACATTGGATATATATATATAATAATCACAAAGTTTATATAATACCTCTCTATCGTATCTATTGCAGTTAGTCGGTATAGTCCCATTGTTAAGGGGACTTAAGCTCTTGTCTTTTAATACCGATGTATCCGGAAATAAATGCATACCAACATACTGCATAACAGCTTTCCATTGTCTCTGTCCAGCTTTTAGTAAATCGTCGATGTGAAATTCTATACAAGCGTTGTCTATTAAATCCTGTACAGTTGATGTGTATATCTGTACTGTACCTAGATCCACTATAAGGGTTGTAAGATCTACATTCTCTACACTCTTTACATCCTGCATATACTTTTCGCACCTCCAATCCGTTTTATTTCTCTCTGCTTTTGGTATACACTATTTTCGGGCTTAAAGTCAAGGCTTAATTTTTTACAGTGGCATTATATACTTACGCCGCGCGCATATGCGGATATACACTTACTCTACAACCTATAGGCTTTAGATACAGTGTATTATTATTAATCAAAAAAGATTAAGAAAAAGAGAGAGAAAGAGAAACATAGTTCTGAAAAAGCGACGTAAGACGATTGTGTCGCCTTATGTCAGACGATTGTCAGACGATTTTTACCAAAAACTGATACTATCCTATCATTTTTGGACTTGTCAAAGACTTGACGAACATAGCCTTGTTTATAAAAATTTAAGAAAAGTTTTATGGCTTGTTTACGGTTTTTCGGAGATTTTGTAAGATATGCCCGGATGCGTTGTTGATTTTGGACATGACAAAAAGAAAAAGGTAGCCGGAAAAGCTACCCTTTGTTTGAAAATATTCAATTACGTTCTTATTGCTTCTGAACCAGCTCGTAAACCAATGCGTCAATACGTTTTTCCATTTCGTTAAACTCGCAAGTCTCGTTTTCCTTAAAATCCGGCATTAAAGTATAATTTTCAAATTTTTTCGCTGTATTGTTCCATTCTCCACCGGTTGCAAAAGACAAATCCCCATTTTTCAATATTGCCAAGCTATCAACATTCATCTGCGATTCAACCAATTTTCTAACATATACGGAAATCGGCTCACCGCTTGACAACTTATAATTATCTCCTGTAAATTGCCATTGACTTCTAATTTTTATAATCTTTTTGAAATCATTTCTCTTCATGTTTGTTTCCTCTCTTCCTTGTTAGTATATAAATGTTGTCAAAATATTTTCTTGACTTTTGATCTATTATATGTTATTCTTAGCCACGTAAGTTTTGGAAGATTAGGTTTAGTACCTATTCAAATTTACGTGACTGTTGCCGGTGGATTATCCACCGGCATTTTTTAAAACTTATATTTACCGGTTTCATCAAAATCAGATTCATCAATTTCAATAATCTGATTTTCTTTTTCGCGCATAAATTTTTGATAATATGCTTCTCCGTTCCTGGAAAGTATTAACCCATACAGTTCCTTGTCAGACAATTTCTTTCCATCCAGAAAATCATCTACTTTTTCGTAATCAAGTTCGCCACTCTCGTCTTTAAAACCGGCATCATCAAATGATTTCCCGTATTTTTCCAAGAGTGCCGTATCATAAAGGGGAAAATCTGGATCGCTAATTATTCCTCTTCCGTCCAGCGCATCGAAAAGCTCCTTGAAACTTTCCGCTTCCTGCTCATATTCCACGAGTCCATTCACACTTGTTGCCTTCCATATAATCATGTTCTCTTCTCCTTTCAGTGCTCTATTTCTTTGATCTGATTACATTATATATAATTAGTGCTTAATTGTCAATAGATATTTAGTGCTTAATTTATTATTTTTTCATTCTATCCATTTTATCGAGTTCCGCAAGGATCAGTTCTCTAGCAAATGCGCTTGTCTTTAATCCGTATGAGTTGATTCTTTCTATCGTTCCAAGCGGTAATATAATGTTTATTCTATCTTTATTACTCATGCATTTCTTTACCGCTTGTCTGTTCTTTTCTGCTTTTGTGTTTTCGTCCATCTTTCTGCACCTCCGTATTTTTTCTTACATTATATATAATTAGTGCTTAATTGTCAATAGATAATTAGTGCTTAATAATAATACACAATTTCTGATATAATATTAGTGCTTAATTTTGTATGTTTTGCCTATATACTTTAGTGCTTAATTTCTGTATAATACAAGTATCAAATGAAGCACAGGAAGAAAGAGAGGGAAACAGCATGGAAAAGAAATACAGACTTATAACAGAAACCGGGCGCGTTCTTCTTGGCGGCGAGACATACAGCCACAACGCAGCCGAAAGATGGTTTGATGATTTCAATGGAATTTATGAAGATGAGGAAACCGAATCAGAAGAAAGAATATATATTGAGGAGGTATAGAACATAGCAGAATACTATATTACTTATAACGACTATTTCGGATTTTGTGTTGTCGAAAAAATCAACGGAAACGGCAAAATCGTATTTACCGGATCAATCGAGGATTGCGACCGGAAATGCATTGAATTAAATAGTCAGCAATAGCCGAAACGCTCCGATCTGGAGCGTCAGCCGCGGGATGGTCTCCCGGCTCTGATGATGGCAGACCAGAAAGGGAAAACATGGACGACAAAATACAAATATTGTTTGAGTTAAAACTTGCAGGGTTTGACATTTCCGCAAATCTTGAAAAGATGTATCAAAAGTATGGAAAAGAAGAATTTCAGAGAGCAGCACGAAATAGCGGCTACGGGTTCATTTTTGAATAATGAAAGGTTGGTTGATTTTATGGCAAAAATTAAATTACAAGGCATAAGCCAAAGATTTGACGGTGTAGCCGCCAAAGATTTAAGGATTGGAGATATACTTATTTGGAATTACGGTTATAAAAGCGAGATCGTGAATATGCAGCCGAGCAAAACTGGAAAAACGTTTGTATTATCTTTAAAATCTTTCGAGACTGGAAACATAAGCGAAAGAAAGACAACCGCGGCGCGCGAATTTGTTGTTGAAAGAAAAGAACCAGAAAGCCCGATAGATAGAGCCATTAAAGGCAGGAAGTGCACGCATAATAGTATATATAGTGATGTTGGCTGTGCTCTCGATAGTTTCACGACCGCAGAACTTGCAGAATATTATATGCAGCGTTTCGGCGATGGCGGTCTTAGATACTTTTTAGAGCAGCAAATCATAGCGGCAGAGATTAACGCAGAAAAAGCAATTTAGGCAAGGCTTGGAGCTTTTCCGGGGTTCGATTCCCCGGCTTGCTTTTACCGGAATGACCGGAAAAATTTAGAATTTGGAGGAATGAAACAATGAAAAGAACACTGTATGAATTATTTATGGAATGTGATTGGAACGCCTGCCGTGTACCGTGGAGAATATACGGCGAAAACAATAAATTGATCTGCGCAAATTACGGCGCAGAAACCGGGAATGAATTTGACAATATGCAAGTAAAAAGCTACTCATACAACAAAAACAAGAATTATGTACGAGTTTATGTAAAGTAACCAACCGCCGCAGAGAATGCACGCCGGATCACTACCGGCGGCGGCTTTTAATCAAAAATGAGCAAATAAAAGGAAAGAGGTATAAGAAATGGAAGAAAGATATATTTTGCACACGGGAAAAGGTGTGCAGATCGTAACAGAATCGCAAGCAATTAACAACGCGCTAGATCAAGAAAAAAGCGGCGTTATTCCGCGTTACTCATTCCGGGATTATAAGACCGGGGAAAAACTTACACCGCCCGGATGGATTGTATGGTCAACTTTTGCGGACGGTTGCGGCGTTGTGTACCGCAGATCTGACGGAAAAGTGATTATAACAACAGGATTCCAAGGGGATTTTGTTGTAATTTAAGGCGGTACCATTCCGCCTTTTTCGCGTGCTTGACACATCCGTTCCGGTTCGATTCCGGGGACGCGGACTACATGGAAACTGATTTCCATGCACAAATTGACAAATAAACACAATATAAGGAGGTGGGAAAGATGGGAAAATATGAATATATCGGCAAAATGGAAATCATGCGCCGGGTGTCTGCCCTTGGTTATCTGGAAATATCCGGCAAAATGTGCGGCTACTCAAAGTTTGAGGGCGTGGAATGGGTGGAGTCTGCAAAAATCAAAATAACCGCCCAACGTGGCGGCGACTGGTTGCAGATCACGCAAAGACCGGAAAACGTAACACACACTTACAGCCGGTACGATGGGAAAAATTATATTGACAAGTGGTAAAATGCGGTTTATTCTAGATTGTAACTATATCTGGGCAGGCGTCTTCTGACGTTTGCCTGTGATCGGCAATACCATCAAATATCATCAATGAATTATCTATATATGGCATAACATATAGTGTATTTGTGTTATTTGCGGAATTCCGCAGATAATTGCACGTTTGTTACACGTTTTTGAGAATCCGTGAAAATGGAATCTTGACCCCCAAAACGCTACCCCAGGGGGGTACAAAAAAATTACGAAATATTTTTTGGGGCGCGGGAAAAATTTTCTTTCGTAAAAATCAAAGACCGCGCCGCATAGTCGCTTTTGCTCAACTCTTCTATCAGCTTTTCCCTGGTCATTTCCGGATTCGTCCGGTGCACGTACTGTAAGAGTTCTGAAATTTTATCCATCACGCAACCTCCATGAGTTCAATCAATAGTCTATCTGCGACTTCAAACACTTCTCTTCCGTATGTAGCCAGAAAATCAGCTACAAGTTCCTCTGTGTCAATATCCATGTATACGTTATATGAAAGGCAGAATGCATGACATAATTCGTGGCACAACACACGGTCAAGGAATTTTCCGCGTAGATCATCCGCAAGGTATATCGTTTTCGTGTCCCTGTCGGTCATGCCTACCGTTCTGCTTCCGTCACTTCTCTGTAGCATATCGCTGTAACGCGATACTTTGACCAAATTCCATATTTCGTTGTTTATCGTGAACAATTTACCACCTCGCAAACAAAGAGGGCAAAATGCCCTCTCTATTACATTTTCGTGACAAGCGTAGTCAGCTTTGTCTTGGTCAACTGTTTCTCTTCTGGGGACATACCTGAAAACAGTTCGGTCACATCTTCCGAAAGTGATTTCATGTACTTTTCAAGCTCTTTCATCTTTGCGTCCTTATCTTCCGGTGAATTTCCGTTATGCATTTCCTTTGTTTCCATGTAGCTTCTCCGGCTCATACCGGCTCTGCCCTCTCTTGCATCGTGAGTACCGGTACTCATGCTGTTATTTCCGCTCATAGGCTCTGAATAATACATCTTTCCCATACTCATTCTGTCAAGGTCTCTCATTCGGTCGTATTCCGGCATTCTCTCCCATTCGTGGTAATCTTCTGGCATCTGATGATAATATGGCGGTTCTACATATCCTCTGCGTGTTCCGCGCCCTTTCGGTGCGAATCTGCCATTTGAGTACCGGTACTCATTGTAGTATCTTCTTCCCGGATAATCTCCAAATTCTTCCACCATGCGCATGATTTCTTCATCTTCTGACTTTTTCATCGCTTCAACAATGTTATAGTCTTTGTCAAAGCATACGATATTCTTTGCAATCTCCGTCCAATCTTTGAGATCATCAAGGTTTTGTCCCTCAAAATTCTCAATTCCAATGCCGTCAACGTGGGCTTTCACGCAATCCATAATCTGTTTCGCAAACTTATGCATAATATCAAGCCTCCCTTACTGCAATCAAATTACTGTTCTGAACCTCGATAGCCTGCGTGGATGTATTCTGCACGGCTACGGTACTGCAACAACCGCAAGGCACATCAACGTAGGCCTGCGCTGATACATTAAAGAAATTCTCTACTGCGGCTGGCGTTACGATCATCTTTGTTGACTGCAAAGGTTCTCCATCAACCGAGATTGCAAGTGAAATCTCTCCAACTGTACCGCCTGTCGGGATCTGAATGTTGCCGGAATACGATACCAAAAATCTAGCCTTGCACTGATTGGTGATACCTCTTAGCTTGATAATTCCACTTCCCTGTCTGTGTACGATACATTTTGTTCCGTTCACTGCTGTTTCTGTGAATGCCACATCTTCTCCAGCGGCAACGGTTTGTAATGCAATTCCTGTTACTTCCATTATTTTTACCTCTCTTTCATAAAAATAAGGGCAAACATTATAGTCTGCCCTTTGATTATAAGTAATACTGCATAGCAGACATGATCGAGTTAAACTCAATTAAGATACTCAATTATTCAGTTTTAGCAGCCACAACCTGTGTTGCATCCGCATCCATATGCATAAGCATTTGGATTAGGTACGACATATGCCGGAATGGCAGACGGATTTACTGCATTGATAATCTGCTGTGTCTGAGCTGCCATCTGAGTTGTAAGCAGTGCGCTCTGACGATCCTGTGAAGCGGCTCTGCGTAAATCGCTATTTTCTGCCTGTAAGCTAGAAATCTTTTCATTGCAGAGATAATCAAGGATAGCGCGTGTTCCTGCGTTCTGGCTGTCAATAATATCTCTGGTGTTGCTGTTCATTGTGTTCTGCAACGCGCAAGTGTTAGTTGCCATGTTGTAGTTTACGCCTTGGATAGCTTCTCTTGTTTCACAGCAGCAGTTTGCAAGCTGTGACTGTAATGCATTTGTATTCTGCATATTAGCGACTGTATCAGCATTGATAGCCTGCTGAATGCCGAATCCGGTCTGCAAAATGTTTGTGTTTATGCCATTCATGCCGGTTTGCACTGCATAGAATCCGTCACAAAGTCCGTTTGTAATGCCGTCAAGTTTTGACACAACCGCCTGATTATCAAATCCGCGCTGGATTTCGCTTCCGACGCCACCATTCATTCCGTTTCCTCCGAATCCGTTACCGAATCCGCCCCATCCGAAGATGGCAAAGATAACGATAATGAACCATAACCATGAGCCTTCTGCGCCCCATCCGTTGTTATTTCCGTTTCCGTCAATGTTTGCTACAAGCGGAACAGATGCACAATTACCTGTGTTAAACATAGAATTTACCTCCATAATTCATTTTTTATATACATAATCTTGCAAGAATTAGTATCACATTCCTAATTGACTTTTAAACGACTCAAAAGCCTTATCTGCGTCAATTCCCTTTTCTTTGCACAAATTCCTAGCCATCTGCTCTATGCCCTTGGAATCTCCCTTCTGCGCCATTTGCATAGCATTGCGCGCCATAGGGTTGTTCATTACGCTGTTATTCCCCATCATTTGTTGTAAAAACTGCTGTGGGTTTTTCATTCCCTGTAACATCTGCATAGGATTCATTAAGACTCACTCTCCTTTTGTGTTCGTGAAGATTTTCTTTGTGTTTGCGAAGATAATTTATCTTCCAACTCTTCCATCTTTCCAAACAAGCAATCTAATTTGTCAGTAATAGCCTTTGTCGCATCATCAGATAGCCCTATTTCAATTCTTTTATCATCGCTTGAAGAATCTGCCATCTGCTCATTAAAAGGCTTGTAAACGGTCTTTCTGATTGTTCCATTGGCATCCCATTGTTTTGCTACGATTGCGCTCATGTCCTGCATCGGGAAAAACGCAACGCTTCCATCCATAGGTACATCATTCGCCATGATTGCTGATTCCGACTGCACTACTTTCCCTTGTATTCCAAGAAACTGCGGTTGCATCTGCGAAATCTGTGGCTCTGGTTGTTGAAACCTCTGCATTGGGTTGTACTGATATGCGGCATAGCTTGGGTTTGGGTTAAATGCCATATTCTGATTTTGCATCTGATACATTCTCTTCCTCCAATACTTCCTTGATTGCGTGAATCATTGCTGACTGATACACAAGCGGAACCTTTGACACATCTTCTCTTGTTAAGATTTTTTCAAGAATTTCATCTGTAAATAACATTCCGCATCCCTCCTATGCTTATATTTTTGCATAAAAAAATACGGTTCTTCCGCAAAAAATAAGCAGAAAAACCGCATAAAAAAAGAACGCTCAAAGCGTTCCAAGTCTACCATTTACAGAAAAGAATCTAAAGCACTTGCGCAGACTCCTTTCTTTTGTGTTCAGTTTTTGAGTACCATTTTGAGTACCAAAGTTTTTAAGACGCCGCAAACACAGTGTTTATGCGACTTTTAAAACAGTCCGTACGGGAATCGAACCCTAGAGTAATTGTCTTGAAATGGCTTAAAATAGCCATTCTTTCAATTTTCCTTTGAGTACCTTTGAGTACTAGGGACTCATAATGCTTCGATTAAGCCAAGTTCCTGTCTCTTTTCCTCAATTCCGGTACGATCAAAATAATAATGATCTTTTGTGCAACTAATGTCTGTATGCCCCATAGTATCAAGAATTGTGGACTCTTTCACTTTTCCGTCAAGAAGAATACTGCCGTATGTCTTTCGGATTTTGTGTGGAGATTTCACTTTCATTCGCAGTTCATGTTGGCAGATATACCGCAAACGTTCACGAAAGTTGTAGGATTTCAAACGCTCTCCGTCTCTCTCAAATAGATATTCCCCGAAGGGATTTCTCTTTCGTACTTCATCAAGAATCCATTTATACTTGTCCGGCAATATGGCAAATCGCAATCCGGCTTCTGATTTTGGAAAATCTTTGACCTCATAGTGGAAACCATCGTCATCACGATAGCGTGTCTCCGTAGAATTGATCGCAACCGTGTAGTTTTCAACATCTTTCCGCTTTAATGCCGACAATTCCCCGACACGGACTCCTGTCTTAAACATGAATAGCAATCCAAGGTTGACAATATCCAAGTGATTTCTTAAGTACATCTCCATGCGTTCCTTTTCATCCGGCATATATACTTGGTCTTTTGCCTGTCGGACTACGTGTTTAAACGCTTTTGGCGATATATCCATGTCTTTCAGCGTGTATGTAATGGAAAACTTGACATATTTTTTCCGCTTGGCATACTTAAAGATTCCATAGATTAGCGTCCGGAAATTTGAGAATGCCTTGGAAGTCATGTTGAAATCATGGATGCTATTTCGTATAAACGTTTCAAGGTCGCATTCGTCTATCCCTTTGATTCTCTTATCCTTGATTCCATCAAAGTATCTCTGAAAGTCCATTAAGTATCTGTCATAGGTTGCCCTGCTGATTTCTTCAAGTTCCAGCTTTTGTGAAATCCAACGGTTGAAGATTTCCTCTATCGTTGGGTCATCCTCTTTCTCTTTCCAATAATCAATGATTTTCTGCTCGACCGCTTCTCTGCGTTTTGCCTTGATTTTGCGTCTGCCTTTTACTTCATCTGGCAGATATGAGTACCAGTTCTCATCCTTTCCTTGATAGATTTTATAAGGGTTTTTGTTGAGTAATTTTTCTCTCTTTTGCATAGTGACTTGTTTCTGCACAAGTGCTATGTCGAGAATACCACTATCAACGGCATATTTCAACAGTTCTTTTTCATCCAATCAAATACCCCCGTTCTTTCTATTTTATCTTTTATATCTCTCACCCTGTACTCTATCGTTCTTAGTGATAGATTTTCTTTTGTGGATATTTGCTTTTGTGAAAAACCACGGCAGAGAAGAGAGAAGATCCTCTCCTCTTCTTCCGTGAAATTGGCATTTTCTTTAATGTATTCAAGTTCTGGCTTAATGAATTTTGTAAATTTCATAAGCCATTTCTCCTGTTAAATATAATCACTTAATCTCATTTGTGCCATTTCGGTATCTAACCTCTGCTTTGATACCTTGTAATAGTATTCGTCAAGCTCAAACCCGACAAATTTATGATTTGTGTTATAGCAAGCTATCAAGCTACTTGCACTGCCTACATGAGTATCAAGGATAATATCTCCGTCTTTTGCGTATCTGCTTAAAATCCATTCGTACAATGCAACTGGCTTTTGATTTGGGTGTATTCTTTTCTCGTTTTTACTTTTGTCGCCTTGCATTAAATGACCTTCTGAAATACTCTTTCCCTGCAACATTCCATTCCACATAAATGATATCTTTCTTACTGCAGTATCAAACGAAGTCCACGCAAGTTCACAATCTGCAAAATCTGTGTTTCCATTTACTTTATCCCAAACAATCCAACAACTGCTATCGTATGGAATTTTGCTTATAAAATGATTTGCACCCCATATAATTTGGTTTTTTGATACTCTGAATAATTCCCCAAAATAATCTTTATTCGGTGGCTTACTATCATTTCCGATATAATCCTTATAATCAGTAGGCTTTGCTAATTTACCCCTGCTCTTGTTTTTGCCACCGCTTTCGCCAATTCCATAAGGCACATCAACAATCGCAAGGTCAAAATATTTGTCGGGAAATTCTTTCATTCCCTGCATACAATCCATGTTGTAATATCCAAAATCTAACATTTGCTCTCACCACCATTTATAAAATCACTTATATCCATTTGATTATCGTGTTCAAATACAAGCATTTCATTCTTTGCACGCTCGTAAAAGTTTCTGTCAATCTCGAATCCGTATGCACTTCTGCCAAGTTCTGCGGCGGCTCTTAGCGTGCTACCGCTACCGCAACAAGGGTCAATAACAACGTCTCCCTCGTCTGTAAAAATCTCAATCAGCTTTTTAAGGACTGCAACCGGCTTTTGTGCCGGATGAATTTTCGGTATATCTTTTCCGTCTTTCTCCCAATTAAACCAATTAAAAATCATGTGTCCTGTACCTCTGATATTCTTTCCGTTTTCATCAATCTGCAAGCCATTTCTGAATTTTGGCAACTTATTTCGGTACAGTACGAGTGCATATTCCGTAGCACCTACGATACGCATATTCGCTTTAAGCACCTGTGGGCTGTAATTTTTGCAGAATACAAGCGGTATGTAATTAACGAATCCGTGTTTCTTTGCCGCCGCAATCAATGTTGACAGCTGCTCAAATGCACAAAATACAATCATACAAGGGCTATTACTACTTCTGCCCCTTGCGATAGGCTTTGTATCCTCTTTTTTCAACATCTTTGAACAAAAATGGAAGTATTCATACAAATTAAAGTTAAAATCCGAATTGAAAGCCGCCTTTTTCGCAAGTTCGCTCTCTCCGTTTTTGTTATCTCCACCGTTATACCACATAGGGTTACTGCCATAGAAGTTGTTTCCGACATTGTAAGGAACATCAGCTATAATCAACTGTGCTGGTGGTATTGCATATTTCTTGTAATTCTGCATTGAATCACGATAAATCTCACATTTAATTTTCTTTTTATACATTATAAATCTACCAAAAGGAAACCTCGGTTTTATGTGCGCACAACCTATTCCTTTCTTTGATTTTTAGTTAGTTATCTTCTTTTTTCTTAAAATCCTCACAAGACACAGCAAGCAAGCAACCTATACAGTTAACGGCAATAAGCCCATTATTGTTCTTATAACTGTAAGAATTTTTGCAAATATTACAAAAATCTTTTCCAACATTTGCCTTGCAACTTGTCTTTTTATCTTCCAGCTTTTCCCCGATACTCTCGTTTATCCTTTTGAGTTCCTCGACTTTTTCTGCAATTCCTCAAGATCTTCAATGAGTTTATTGTATTTCTTCTTGCTTAAAATCTTCATTCTGTATCACCCTTTCTTTTTCTTCTTAGACTTAAACTTAAAAACATCATTTTTCTGCCGGCTTACCATGCTACGATAGCCGTTCATTTTACTAGCTCTGCTTTTACTCATACCTCACACTCCTTCCGGTTTTTCACACCGCTCAAAAATTTCTGTATTGAATAAAATCGGTTTAATTGCCATTCACCCACCTCCATCTAAAATGAAATACTGCAAAATGAATCTGAATGTTGAAATTTTTATCAATCATTTCATGCTGTGTGCTTATCCTAATTGTCGGGAGAATATATACATCTTGTGTATCAACCAGAAAGTCAAATCTGTCAAAATTAACCATCTACTCCACCGCCTTCCACGATTTCTACTGCTTCATTCAAAGCATTATACACACATTCAGATGCGTATCCGAATTCTGCCCCCTTATTTTCCCGAAGATGCCTTAATGCTTCCATTCTTCTCTTTTCCAGTTTTTCTACAACCTTGTCCACATCGTAAGCGGTCGGCTGTGCATCTATCACGCTCGCCAATGTTGCCAAACTTACTCTCCTAAAATCATCATCAGATTTACTCGCACGCATGCAATATTCTTTTAGTGCATTTGCATCAATCAGTCTCATCGTTTTTTATCTCCTTTCTTCAAATAATCAAAAACCTCATGTCCAATCATCCCTACAACTGACAGAACGCAAAAAAGATTAACTCCAAATTTTGTTAGAATATCTAACCTAACGGCTATAAGTATTAGCAGAAAGAAATTTATGTACGATTGAAACATCATTCTTCATCACTCCAATCTAACCTGCAACCGCAATTACTACAGTAATTTGGCGCATTGTTGTTATCCATTATTCCTGTATCATGACTAACTTTAATTGCATTTCCGCACTCACAATGGAATACAGAAAGAGTATCACTAAGGTTATGGTTAAATATAGGTTTCTTCGCCGTCTGCTTAACCGCCGCCGCCCCGCATTCCTCCAGTGTGCCGATTGCACGGTACTGTTGCACTTCTTCAATTGCCTGTATTGCTACTCTAGTAGCTTTCGCAACTCTGCATCCCCCATATTCACAATTAAACGGGCTGTCTGTGCCTTGTGCGCATTCATAACAACTGTCTTTCTTCAATATCTTAATTGCTTCACTCGCTGTCATATTATTCCTCGCTTTCTAACAATTCCGGGTTGTCAAAAATGTTGCCGATAACTTCATATTCAGTATCATATTCAAGCCTATGCTTATAATATTTTTCGTTAGGAATTGTACATATAATTTCAAAATCTCTAAATGCTACAACCGTATTCGCCTTGCTATTATTTATTTTTACAATATCATTCTCCCAAATTAGATTGCCGTTCTTATCCTTAAGTCCAGTGCACTGGCAGATGGTAGATGCATCTACAACACAACGACAGAAAAAACCCAAACTATCCTTTGCGTAGAAATAATAACTTTCGTTGCCCTTTTTCGTGCAAAATGGGTATGACAGATATCCTTCCACCCATTCGCCATTATCAATCCGCTTTCCGCGGAATAAATATCTATCTTCCATCATTTTTCCTTTCGTTCATCTTTTTCAGTTCTTCGCTGATATCTTTTAGGTCGTCATCAATATTAACCAGCCGACCCCATATAAATATGGTTGATAACGCAAGCAAAACTCCCATTTCTACACATCCTCTCTTTCTGCTAGCTTTGCCATTTCCCAATCGATTATATTGTCACTCCCGTATGCACTCCAAGATGCTGCTCCGTATCCCCATGCGTACACTATTCCGTTCTCGTATTTTGCAAAATGTCTTTTTCTCCACGCTTCTTCTTCGCTATCTCTTACCAAAATCGGCGTATCGACTGCAACCTTACTCCAATCAACAGGCGGCTCAACATATTCTGAATCTAACCATTCCAGCATTTTATGTTTACATGAATAATTAGAAATATAGAATCCGCACTCTGAACATCTCATCTCTGCGCATGGAACAGGCTCGCCATCTTTGAGTGCAAGTTTACTTACTGTAATATCAATGATTTTATCCGCATATTTTTCTTTATTCGTCATATTAAACCTCCAAATCACATACAAACTTAATCTCATCCGCCAAACTCTGCGCTATCATCGGCACCGTCAACTGAAACTGCTTGTAATTATCCAGTGTGTCAATGTAGTCGATGAATTTTTCCAAGAAATATTGCAACTGTTTCGCTGTTATCTTAAACTCCTTTTTCAGAATCGTAAGTGTCAGCGCAAAATAGTTAAACAAAGATGCGCTGGAAAGCCTGTATGCTTCACGCTCGATGCAGAAACCTTTCTTTGCATACAGGTTCATTAACTGTCTCTGTGGAATTTTCCCGACTTCCTCTTTGATGTCGATTTCGTATTTACTTTTCAGATAAACAGACAAGTCCTTTCCGGTATTTCCACCGGATGCTGCTTCATCTAAGTAAGATTTCAAAAAATCCTGCAACCGGATGATTCTTGCCTGTCCGAACCCGAATTTGTCATGCAGAATGATGTAACCGATTACAACGAAATCTTTGTATGATTTTGATATAACCTTATCAGAATTTCTCTTTTCAAAATCATTTTTCCCTATGGTTCTTATTTCTTGCTTTGTGTAAAATGTCGGCTTTTTCTTCCGTCTCAACGCATTGCTCATTTCTTTGGTTTCTCCTTTCTGTATGTGATTTCCAACCATGCAAAATGGCTCAATACAAGCTGTCTAGCGCGTTCTTCAATCTCCATGCCTTTGTATTTGTTTATCAATGATTCTCCAGCTTTTACAACTTCATCCCACCAAGAATCGTTGTTGTCTGGCGCATAGTATTTCTGAATGAATTGCCAATAATCCATAAATACTTGCCATTCTTCCGAACCCTTTTCGATTTTTGCATTTGCCATAGCCGCTACCTCTAAAACGGACAATCGCCATTGTATGGCTTGAATCCGTCCCCACGTTCTTTCTTTTTGATTTCCGCAACAACATCATCAAACGGTTTTTCGATTTCAACGAATTTCATGTGATCTCCATCAAACTCCATTGCTTCACGCATTGTCATTCCCTGCCTGTTCTTCTCGATTTTTACACCCTTGGCTCCCTTGTCATTGTCTGACAGATTCCACAGCATAATTATGTTTGACGCATCCTGCTCGATTGCTCCGGATTCCCTCAACTCTGCCATGGTAGGCTCTTTTGTGTCTCTGCTTTCGGAAGCTCTTGTTATCTGCGAAAGTGCTATTACATGTGTATTTAAGTCTCTTGCAACCGATTTTAAACCTCTTGAAATTGATGCTACTTCTTCATTTCTTCCGGAATATCTGTTATCCGGCATAAGCAATTGCAGATAGTCAACAACGATAACGTCAAAGTTTTGGTGCCTGCATTCTGACTTTATTTCCCTCGGAGATACGGTACCGGATGCAATCCATAATTGATAATCGCTCATTTCCTCATTTGCTTGGTTAAATTTTTCCTGTTCATCGCCAAGAAACGCTTTTGCCCTTCTGATTCTCGTTAAGCCGATTTCCGCAAGCCTTGAAATAAATCGTTCATACACTTGTTTATCGATCATCTCCAAGTTGAAATATGCGACTTTAAGTCCTTTTTTTGCCATATTCCCAATAATCTGCGTTGTAAGTGCGGATTTCCCAACTGCCGGTCTTGCGGCAATTACTGTTACGTCACCGCGTTCAAGATCTCCAAGCGCATCATCAAGCTGTGATAACCCGATTTTTATACCGCCCTCTCCAACACTTTCGTTGAAATATTTGTCTTTATTCTCAACCACAATCTGCTTCATTGGTTTTAGCTTTACTTCTTTTCCCTCTTGCAAATGTTCAAGTCTTGTAAGAAGATCGCTGATTGTATCATCAATGTCGCATGGTTTTAAACTGGATTTCTGATACATGTCACGAACCATTCTTGCCTTGTATTCTTTCGCAACCGCATCGGCATAACTTTTAACCATAGTTGAAGTGATTGTTCCGGTAATACAGGATTTCATCAATTCGCTAATCTGTTCCTGGGTGTATTTGTAGTTCTCAAGTGCCATTGATAAAGACATTGGATCAATACTTTCATTCCGGTCATACATGGCAAGCATTTCCTTGTATGTGTCCTGTGCGAAATCCGAACTAAACATTTCCGGTTTCAGCGTCCGCCAGATACTATTTAACACATCATTGTCAATCAATACGCACCCGATCACTCCGAACTCTGCTTCTGTCAATTGCAATCACCTCGTTTCTCTGCAATCTGCAACCAATAGTCGCAATCATTTTTCAGCCAATCAACATATTTTGGAATGTACCGAAAATCCGTATCGTCTGGATTCTTTTCTTGATAGTCACTCAAATATGCTTCTGTGGCTTTGTATAACAGCCGTGCAATGTCCGGTTGGTTCTCTTCGATAACTTCTAGCACTTTATCCATCCAAGCCGTTTTAGAGGTACTGTACGCTGTTTTCTTGGGGTATATACTAAAAGTCTTTTTCCATGCATCGTCAAAATCAAACAAATCTCCGGAATCGGTCGACAGCGAATTTTCTTTTATATTTTCTTTCTCTTTATCTTCTTCTTTTTCTTCTTCTTTATCTGAAACAGCGACGTCAGACGATTTATCGGGCGATTTTTGTTCAATTAGATTTTTCTGTTTCTTTCTACGGTTCTGCTGATATAGCCTGTCACGTTCCTTTTTCTTCTCATAAGCGTCAAGCGTTTGGTGCTTATTCCAATTCGGAATCGTTATCACATTGTCAACAACTTCAATCATTCCGAATTCTTCAAAGGTCTTAAGCGCAAGCCTTACCGTATTCAAATCTCTGCGAAAAATGGTGGCAAGCATTTCATCCGTGAACGGTAACTTGTTGCTCATCATAAACACACCGTTGTTATTCTGCTTTCCAGCAAGAATAAGAAGTTTGAACCAAATCGTAATGATGCTATCCGCACTCGGCATACTCTCAATCAGCAGAATCTTTTCGTCATCAAAGACATCTGTTGTGATCTTAATCCACTTGACTTCTGCCATTTAATCAATCACTCTCCTCATATGTATTTTCAGAAATCAAAGCCATAAACTTCTCATACTGTTTTTCAGAAACTTTGTTACCATGTTTCTCTGGCTTCAAGCGGATTTCAAGGTGCTTTTCAGCTATATGCGACAATTCCTTGGCAAGACTCTTTTTGCCTTGCTTAATGCCGTCATAATAGCCTTTTGCCGGACGGTAATCATCAATCTTAGCTTTACCCTCTCCCTGTGAACCGCTTGTTTTATTGCGAAGCTGATAGCCATTATTTGCACAAAATTTGATATAATACTGCTCACGCTCATCAAGTTTATCTATCGGACAGTGTACTGATGCTACATTCCATCCATACGGATTATCCTCCGAATACAGTCCGTGAGACTTCAAGCTAAGGTCTATGTGCTGATACCCAGAAAGGTGTTGCGACAGTCTGGTTAAAATACGCTTTGCCTGCCCCACATAGGCATATCTAAACCCATTTTCGTCCTGCCTTGTCAGAATATATATTCCGCTTGATTCATCAAGCCTTGGATTCAATGCAAGCCATTTCTTCTTGTTTTTGGCTTCGATGGCTTTTGCCTGTCTAAATTTCTTATAATCCATCCAATCACTTCCTCTCCAATGGCTTCATGCTCATTTGAGCCACAAACTTTCCGTAACTCATTCCGGAAGCGCGTGCCATATGATTCACAGCCTTGATTGCATCATCCTTTTTCTTTGGCTTTCTCAATCGTTCTTTAATGTCAATGCCGATGCAGTCTTGGCAATCAACTTTGCGTTCATCTATCGTCATAAACAGCCTGCCACATTTCGGGCATATTCTTGTATACACAATTCTTCCAGCCTTTTTAAAATTTTTAAACTGTGCGTATCTTTTTGCACATTTTGGTCTGCAGTATTTTTGATCTGGTCGCTTCGGCTCAAATTCAGCCATACAGTATTCACATAATTTCAATTTTTACCTCCAATCTTTTGTAAGGGCGGTACGGTAAACGCACCGCCAAAACATGGCTTTCAATAAGCTTGTGATAACTATTATTCGCCAAACAAGATAGTTTCTTTTAGGCTTTCGCCAAGGTGTTTCAACCAATCAGAACGGACAAAGGTTCATATCAACCTCTAGCCCTTTTTCTGCAACATAAACATTTGCTCCATATTCAATTGTTTCTTTCGTTCGTTGTAGGAATAACGCGGGATTTCCGCTTGTGTCCGATAAGTGTATTAAAACGACATTTCGTAAAGCTGGGTTGTCGTTCGTCTGAATAAATTTAAGTGCCGTATCAAGGCTCATATGACCTCGCAGGCGGTGTTCGTAGTTTGGCTCATTCCGGTCTACCAAGTCCATACTGTAGTTGGCTTCAACCATGATATGCTCAACGTTCATGCCGGAAAAGTCATATCTGCAATATTCCAAGTCGGTCAAGAATAACAGCTTTCCCATTTCCTCATGCTTGATTAAATAGCCGTAGCACTCGATTTCCGCGTCATGCGGTACATTGAAGGGTGTAACTATAAAACTGCCGATTTGACACGATTTGTTAGGCGAGATGGCTGTCGTGTGCTCTCCAGTAATGACTTCAAGTGCGGTCTGCGTTTCAAATGCCGTATAAACCGGGATGCCAGACTGCATGAAATCTTTTATGTATCGTGCATGGTCTCCATGTTCGTGGCTCACAATGCATCCGGAAACATTTGCTATTTTCCAATCAATCATTTTCTTAAAATCAAGAAATTTGCATCCGGCTTCGATTGCAAGAATTTCGCCACTGCTGCTGATTAAAGCGTAACTGTTGCCTGACGATGATGAACCGCAACAACGCATAAGCATTTAAACCACCTCACTTTCTTAATACAAATACTGAAGAATCGGGTATAAAAACTGACCGAATATCATAAGAATCCATATAACTGGGATAAATACATCGCTTTCCCAAACTTCACCTCGCCGAATTTTCTTGTAAATATGAAATCCAATCATCCAAGCAAGCCAAGGAATATATGCTATTAGTCCGAATAATACTTTTCCCATACCCTACTCCAATTCTTCCTCTGTAGGAAACTGAAAAATAATATTTCTATGGCAAATTCCATCCTCAAATTCTACGGCTTCATTTATCCATGCTTCCCTAAGCATTTCCATGGCTTTCTTTGCTTTTTCTTCGGTGGAATATTCAGCAATTTGCATGTCATCATTAAGCGACTCAACACCTGTTAAATTTTTGTTCAGAAAATAAATTCTTGACCTAAATCTCTGAATAATCACCATTTCGTATGGCATATCAAGCGTTCCGTCCTGCGATATAACTCTCATAGAAAACCTCCTTATCTAAAAAACAGAAACCAAATAAGTGCCACAAACGAATCAATGAGTGCTGCGATAAACACGATTGCAAGAACAACCCTACCAAAAGTGGGCTCGTAAGGAACGCCAAGAGCATGAAGTATTTCTTCTTTTGGACTAATGCCGGAAGCAACAAACTTTCCTATAACGAAAAACAACACCCATAACAAAATTGCAATTTTAACAAAAATCATAATTCATATCCTCCTAATCTTTCATAAAGTCCGGTACGTTCTCGTCATTCTCAACGACTTTCTCCGGCTCAACTGCTGCACTGTCGCTCGCTTCGGATTCTGCTACAACAAACGGCTCTGAATTGGCGTTTTCGGCAATTTCTTCCTGTGCCTGCACATAGGTTTCATCAAGCTGATTGAATGACTGCTTTGCCATGCTATTGAAGTCCTTGCGATACTTCTTGATTGCATTGTTGCGCATTTTACGAACAATCATTGATTCCGGTGTGTCAAGCCATGCCGCGCCGATATAAGGCTTTGCAACTTCACATTCCAACATTTCATCAACGGTTGCGCATTTTCTCAAAGCATCGAAAATCTCCTCTTTCTTAGCCTTGATTTTGCTCAACTGCTCGGCTGATGCCTTGTGACGATTCTGACAAATTCCGAAAGTCTCATTCATCAGATTGTTGCGCACATGAGCAAACAGATTAACCTTTACGCCGTCTCTCTCTGCGATCAGATACTGAAATGTTCCGTCCTTTAATTTCAGAGGATAAACAACACGGACAACTTTCTGTGACCGTCCCATTTCTTCCCATTCCGGTGGTGTCATTTCGATACCCTTATGCTTTGGATAGGAAAACTCGTCACCGTCTTTAACAAGCCAACAAGGATATACGGTATCTACATTTTCTCCGTAGTTACGAAGTAACGCATCGTTTCCGTCTCCCTCAATTCCCATTTCTACGACCTGCACATAGTCGTCTCCGACTTTCTTTGCTCTAAGCTGAAAATAGCACTCTCTCGGAACTGCATTAGCATTGAGTTTAAGGCTTGCGCACTGACCGACAACCTCTCGCAGATTCGATTTATCAAGTCCGTTTAAATCCTTGATTTTATCGCTATCCTTAACAAGCTGATAAATGCTTGTCATAGCTGACATGGCACACTGCTTTGAATAATCATCATACGGCACACCGCATAACTCGAAATCTTTTGTAACAAGATTCGTGATTGAATTAGTCCACTGGCTGACCGCAGTGTTGACTTTCTGTACCTCTAAACTGTTGTTTTCTGCCATAATTAATTATCCTCCATTTCACTAAAAAAAGTTTTGAGAGCTTCTACTAAGCGTTCTGTTTCGCCTTTTCTTAATGTTTCCTTACCCTCCTTGGTCAGTTCTTTATTACTTGCTTCCTGCAAAACAAAGTTGTATTTCTTATCTCCAAGAACTCCCCTTAATGCAACTAAAAGAGTTTCAAATTCAGCCATGACAACCGGCTCTCTTCCATTTACTTCTATTGCTCCTAAATCTGATTTAATCATATCTATTCCTCGCTTTCTTAATATCTTAAAATCTTAACATCGTTATCTTCATAAAAATTATTGAATCGCTCATTTAACAGTTCTAATTGCTTCTTGAGAATTTCCTTTGCTTCATCCACGCACCGGAAAAGATTTTCGCTTTTGAGCTGCAGATTATCAATTCCCAATTCGTTGCAATTAAGATACCACGCGTCTCCGCAACCGCAAATTTTATGTATGCAAATGTCGATTCCGTGGTCTTGAGTTCTGAAAATCGTTCCACTTTCCACCGGTTCTCCAAACTTTGCATTGCTAATCAGCTTCATGCACACCCCTTGCTTTCTTCATACTTCTTCACAACTGCCACCTTATCAGCGCCGTAGGTTTCTACCCACTTCATATCCACAGATTCATCCGTAACCGTCAACTTTGCACCCTTGGCATTTACAACCGTGTCACCGGCTTTCAAAGAATCCTCGGTGCGGTACACGTAACTTCTTGCGCTGTTCGGGAATTTTGCTTTGATATAATTCATTCTGGCACCTCCACAATCTCTCCATTTTCAATCGTATACCAAGTATCCGGCTTAATATTATCGCCGTCTACCTGCACCATCTTTGCTCCGTTAAGGGTCCATGCACTTTGGTTATTTCTGTCATATTCCGGGTAATCTTCTGAACCAGTGTATTCCCAGTCTGCAAAAACAAGAAACGAGCCAATAACACCCTTTGCTTTTGATTTGTAGCCCCAAGCAACAGATACTGCGTCCTTGTCTTCTGCCGAGGATGCTCCTTTGTATCCGGTTGCCGAGGATGCTCCACAGTTGCCGGTTGCCGAGGATGCTCCGTAGTTGCCGGTTGCCGAGGATGCTCCTTTGTATCCGGTTGCCGAGGAT